GGTATTCCGGTATCATCCGATGTGTTCCCACGTTCTGCAGCACAATTTCATCGAATATGGTCACGCGACCGTGCAGATCGATCTGCCCGAACACCAGCGCGCTGCCTGCCAACCCCGGGTCATACCCAGCCAAGATGGGCAGCGATGGATTAGGACGCAAAGACTGTTTCGCAACGTGAATATCTCTGTTAAAGTATGGGAACACTGGCTTGCCGGCGTGCGAATAGCCCCAAACTCCCTCTATAAACTGCTTTATCCATGGCTCAGACTTACCTTTTATGCCTTCATCGTAATAACCCCTTCCACCCGGAAGATTCTCAAGATTCTCCGCGTCGGGGCTAAACCCAGACGGCTGCACGAACAATTTCAAGTTGTCCGGTGCCATTTCAAACAGCAGCTTGTACCAGTATGAGTCTTCCTGCCCGGGGTTGCTCGAGCCAAACATGCCCCAGTTTGTGCACCCACCGTCTTTTCTGCTCGGGAAGCGCCCGCAACGTGCAGACAGCGCCTCGATAACATCCTTGTTCAACTCCACGAACTCATCCAGCACGGCGAAGCTCACTTCAAGAGACAGCACGCGCGCCACGTCGTCTGCAGTGTCCAAGGCTCTGAACAGTATCTCCACTTCGCAGTCACCGAACCGCATGATGAACTTGTTCTCCGATGCACGCCATGTACCGGCCACGCCATCCTTGAACCACGTGAAGAATGAAGATAGCGTCGTATCTTTCAACTGCGGGAACGTGTTCCGCACGACAACGAACCGCGTGCGCCGTATACCGTCCACAGGGCTGGGTTCCTGCAGCTTGGCGAGATACGCGATCTTGAACAGCAACCCTGTTGTTTTCCCACTCCCGATCGGGCCGATAATGAACGAGTAGAACAGCTGTCCCGGCAAGTAGTGCTTGATGAACTCCTTGACGGTCGGCGGCGGTGTGTAGTCCACGTCTGCCATATTATTTTCCCTTTGGTGCTGTACCAGCACGCTCCATCTCTACCAACTCATCCAAGAACCCTATGAAAACTAACAGCTGTTCTCGCGTCATGTCTACCGCATCTACATCCCACAAGCTGCACTGCTTTCCGCGCTCGTATAGTACTTCATTGTGCTCTACAATAACCATATTATTCACCCACCCCTGCACGATTCGCCGCCAAGGTCAACAACCCAATGGCTCTGGCCAAATCACATTTCTCACCCATCGTCTGCCTGCGCAGATCACCGTCCACGTACTCTATGACAAGTATGCAGTTTCGCACGCCAGCAGCATCGCTAGCTTCCAGCCAGTCGGCCTGCTGACGCAGATGCGCGGCTATCTCCTTGTTGTTGGGCGCGTAGCCGTTGTGTGGAAGTGGGAGTATGAGCGCCATATTATTTTCCGAGCTTCTTGTTCGCCGCTGCGTCAATCTGCGCCTGCTCGGCGGCTGACAAACTGCCTGCGTTCTTCTGCTGTGACGCCCGGGCCTTCGCGTTGGCTGCGCGCGCCGGCGTGTCCACCGGATACTTGCGCTTTGCCGGAAGTCCGAACGACCCTGATGGTAGTGCGTTACGTTGCTTGGCTTTCATCTCTGTCTCCTATAGGTTGATGTTGATCTGGAAGTTGTTGGCGTTCGCGGTGCCAGTATCCTTCGGCTCGTAGCCTGCCCACTTGACCGTCGCCTTGATCAGATCGGCCCTGACGTTCGCCGGGGTGCGCGGGTCCTGAATCATCGCGTAGGATGTGCCGATCACGTTCTCTGCCTGCAGACCAGCCTTCGCGCGGAACGTATAGCCGTCCTTCTCCAGCATGCCGATGGCGCTCTCGATCGCCTTGACGAAGCGTTTGTTCCCGCACAGTGCCTCGTAGTGCTCGCGCGTGATGTTGTAGCTCTCGCAGATTATCTTGACCGGCTGCTCGCGCATGGCCAGTTCGATGGGAAGACTTGGAGGGAATGAAAGACGTGAGGGGTCCTGCAGCTGAAACTCCTGCACTTCCTCTATCACCGCTGGAGGCTGAAACAACTCCTCGTCGGTGAAGTCTTCCTCAAGTGCTTCCAGTCCGTTCATTTTTACTTACCACTTATCCCACACCAGCGAATCGGCACGATGTTTTTTCGGCTACCGGCTTCAGCAAGGCGGATGAAATAGCTTACTACCTTCTCAAGCCTCCATTCCTCGCCGCTAGGATATGGTAGATTCAACACGCCTGTTTTCGGATTTAAGCGCATGAATGGCGGCTCACCCTCTCTCGGTGAAGGCCAACCTGCAGGTCTTATCCAACCACTTGCTTCGCTCCACCAGCAGAACACACCATTGCAGTATGTCCAAGAGTCAAGATTTTCGTGTTCCACTAAATAGAACCCATCGTGCGCCGGAAGCACATCACCAGCGTGCTCTGGTGACAGTTTGACTTTGCATCCGTTCAAGTTGTATAACACACCTTCCAAATTCTTCATCGCTTTCATCTCAAGCTCCTCCGATTCATTACTTCCCGCTCTCAAGTGCCTCTGCTTTAAGTGCGGCGTAAGCAACGCAATCATCCGCGCTGTCCTTGTGGAAGTCAACCCTCGACCACTGGCGCACGTCCTTGAGCACCTGCAACAGCAGCCAGCCTTCGCTCTCTTTAAGTGCTTCCAGTCCGTTCATGGCACGTCCTCTGCACAAACACCTCTTGTCACCAGATCGTGCTGGTGAATAACTGCCTCTTTCTGCTCCTCTCCATACAACCACCCCGCTGCTGGTTTAGGTGATTCCTTGCACAAGTACGTGACAATCTGATCTTCGACCAGCTCTGTCTTGTACAACATCGGCCCGTTTCCCCAATATACTGGAGCGTTGGTATCCAGTGCCTTCTTGATCACATGTGTTGGCGGACAGACTGGTGCAAACAATGCCTTACCTGTTCTAGTTGTGTAGATGTCAGCGTGCATTCTCAAGTGCCTCTGCTTTAAGTGCGGCGTAAGCAACGCAATCATCCGCGCTGTCCTTGTGGAAGTCAACCCGCTGTTATGGGGTCAAGCGCCTTATCAACACGCGCAGATAACAGTGCGAGCGTTGGCTTATATTCAGGCCAGTCCTTTTCGATTACCAGCGCCTCAATCTCTTTTTTACCTCGCTTAAGTCTGCTTTTTGTTATTTTCTTGCAGAGATTGAATAAGATTGCAATCTCCCTCTCCGTTAAGGCATCTTTGATATACAGTTCCCCTCCGCTGCTGTGGTGGTCAGACGTAGCAGGACGGCAAAGGTCTTTGTATTTGATAACGATGTAGCGTTCTTGCAGTTCCATTTCATTCTCCTATTTGAGTTTTTCCCGCGCAGCCTCGACGCGCTTAATTGCTTCAGGCACTGTTTGATTTATCTTAATAAACAACTCGCGCAAGTTCTTTTCATAAGGCTGCATATATGCTTTGCCGAGCTTCCCATAAAACACATCAAGGAACGGCTCAATGCCATATCCGGTCAGTGCATCTAATGCGCGAAGCTCCCCTTCACTAAAAGAAATGGTTGCTTTTATAGCCACGCTGGTAGTTATTTCCACGCTCATTTTCGTCCCTCCACTCTGTTGCGTTTCTTCACGCGGTTCACATACCGAACCATCTGCTCCTTGACCATCTCAGGGTTGGCATCTTTCCACGCCCTTACGCGTATCTGCGAGTGCATCCGGCAATAGGTTGCCAGTCCGCCGGGATTGCGGATGTTGTTTCCGAACTCAGAGACTGGTATGTCTTTTCCGCAGTCCGGACAGTATTTTAGTGTTTTCTTAGCCATGGGGTTGCACGATAAAGTAAAAGAGGGTGCGTGTCAAGCGGGTTAAATTCCTTGGCCACAAGCACAGCGCAAGAAATAAATTTGACAGAGGGTATATTAGGGTGTAAAGTGCCGGACATCGAAAATAAATTTGGAGTGAATGATGGTTGATCTGCACTGGACGTTTAAACCTGATGTAAGCCATTGGTATTTGTATGCTGATGGTTTATTTGTTACTTGCTTGAACTCAATAAGATTAGATGACGGGTTTGTGTTTTCCAGCTTTAGCCCTATAGATACTGGTATTGGGCGGGCCGATCTACCTGAACTAGATGATGCCAAGCGGTTTATTGAAGCTCAGTATGTTTTGGAGCAGAGCAAGTGAGTAATTCAAAAAAATATCCATGCCGATGCAACACTCGAATTGGAGGACGGAAGTGTTCGGGGCGTAGATCGTTACGAATGAAGCCGGATCAGTATTCTCCGGGCAGGGTGCCAAAATGCCCTTGGTGCAAGAAAACAAACTGGAGAATAGATAAGTGGCGCATGAAGCATGAAATGGGCATCAAGCCTGTTTGCTGTTGCTCCGGGTATCACT